TTCAGATCGCCTCATGGAATCGAAAGGCGAAGGATACTGGTCAGGAATACCAGTACGTCACGGCTGAGGTGTTCTGGGATGCAGAGGCACAAGCGGCTCCCCCACCCCCACCAAAGCCCCAGCCCATCGAGCTTGAAGTAGACGACATACCGTTTTGATCAGGTCGAAAAAACTGCTGGATGCGGCGAAGGATCAGTCCTGCGTCAACTGCGGTGTCAGGGATGGCACCGTGGTTGCGGCTCACTACACCGGCCTACGCGCACACGCACTTGGCAAGGGTACAGGTCACAAACCACATGACTTGGTGATCGCTGACCTTTGCCACAAGTGCCACTATCAATTCGATGTGGGCGGTGGTGGCGCAACCTTTGAGAAGAAGATCGACAGGTCAGAACAGTTCCTGTTCAACATAGTCAAAACATTGATGCGCCGGATTGATCAGGGCGTCATCACAGTAGAAGGAATGAAGGATGAGTAATGGAGATACACCTACCGAAGAGCGGCGCAGTGAAGCGGATGAGAGTGTTACAGTCACTGTGTCAGGAGTTTCCGCAAGTGGCGCCTCAAATACTGGAGGTCAATTTACAGTCGAAGCACGGGGTGACGTTGGAGGTGAAGCCTCTACGGACTCACCGCTCCAGACCGCAAGAGAACTACTACAGAAAGTGGTGCAACGGATTCGCAAAATTCTGCGGCTTGACCCCTGACGAGATGCACAACGAGATTCTCTGCCAGTGCTATGGGTCAGAGGAGATCGACACCAAGTTTGGGCTGGTTCGTCGTCCGGTGAAGCGTAGCAACGATGCTACCCGTGGCGACTACTCAGAGCTGATTGAGACACTCTGTAGGGTAGCGGCACAGATGGGCTATGACGTACCGCCGCCAGAGGTAGAACGTGAGTAGGTATTGGCGTAAGCGCGTGGGTCGGCAACATTCTTCGGAAGACTATTTGGCTTGGTTAGACGCAGAGTGTACCTATCCAGCCACAGAGCCGGAATACAACGGCGTTGGCTCTGATCCAAGCTTTTCTCACTCCTTTGGGGAATTGGTTGGCCCTGAAAAGCGGATGGTCAAAGAGTTATACGGCGCTACGTCAGAAGGCGACTGGTATGACATTGAGTCCAACTCAATCATAAATGAGAGCCATGAGCGTTATGGCAACGAAGAGACAGGTTGGCAGTTACTCAAAGCGCAGAAGATTAAGCGATACGTCCAATATCAGACAGTTGATGAGCCTGTAAATTACAGGTTCTGGGAGAACCGGAATGACAAAGCTAACGATTGAGTTAGAAGGTGACGCCTACGCAGACGGCCTCGCCACTGCTGATAAGTTTCTAGCAATGATTCAGGAGCGGCTGACCAAAATAGAAGAGCTGGTCGAGGAAAACCTTGAGGCTGTGGAAAGCCTTGCTGGGGCGATTGAGTCGCTAGAAAACGCCATGAAGATATTGAAAGATGGCTAAGATGAATCGCAAGCAGGCATGGTGGGAATGGCACAAACAGAACCCTCACGTTTACGAGCTGTTCAAGCGGTTTACTTTTCAGGCCATCAGGCGTGGACACAAACGCTGTAGTGCTTGGCTGATAATCAACAGGATACGCTGGGAAACTGCGATTGAGACATCTGGTTGCGACTTCAAGATCAGCAACGACTTCATCGCCTACTACGCCCGTTTATTCATGGCGCATTACCCTGAGCATGAGGGCTTCTTCGTGACAAAGAAAATGAAGGGGGAGCTTTGAATTCACGAATACTTGTTTTGGATGCGTTTGAAGATCGCATAGATCGACAGGAAGTAGAAGGCAATGATGCTCATAGGTATGGACAGGTAAATCAAGTCCCAAGGGTGCAGGGCCAGTATCTCCCAGACGCCTTCAAGCGCGGACTCTACTTGGTTAGCCGCGCACTCCTCCATCAGATTCTGCCTTCAGCCTTGTGATGCTCAACATTGATCAGGTGCTGATTGATGATGTCTTCTTTGGACTGACCGTAGTACTGCACAGCCAGCATTTCGTCTAGCAGGATGGTGTTCAGGCTTCTGTCCTGAAAGCCCTCAACGTCAGGCACCTCTGGCAGATACAGCTCTCCCAGTATTCTGCCGAACTTGCCCTTCCGATCCATGTGCGTCCTGATCAACAGCTCAGAACCTTCTGGCACCATCTGCGTCACATAATCTTTAGCGAGAAGGCCAAGAGCCTTCAATTCTGGGGTTCCTCCGCGAGTCTCTGCCGTGTCTATACCATATAGCCGCACTGACTGTTTGCTCAGGAGAACGTCAAATCCAGCGTCTATCGTCAGGATAATAGAATCGCCGTCTACTACGCGCTCACAGGTAGCGTGGTACAGCCAGTCCATCTTCATTTTGTTTTACCCACTATGTCATTGTATCTGGAATTAAACCTGTTCATCGTGTCATCAATGCGCTTTTGTATCACCTGTTCTCTTTCAGCCAGCTCTATCGCTCTACTGGGGGTTGCGTTCTCCATCTGCGCCCGTATTTGCTTCTGCGCCTTCCTCAGCGCCCTGAGTCGCTTTTCAGTCGCCTTTAGAACGGGCAACATCCTGATGTATTCTTTGTTTTCTCGCCTGTAACTGCCCCTCTCTGAACCAGTGAGCACATCGTTAGCTTGGCGGTCTTTTTGCTGTAGCGTTTGCCTGCGCTCGTAGTACTTCTCAGTGTTAGCACCCTCGGTTATCTCACCGTAGACCCTCCTGACAAAAGGAATATCTTTTAATTCTGGGTCTCTGGTTGGGTCAATAATTGCCTCTGGCAACTTGAAGAAGGTTCTTTCTGCAAATGAGCCAGCGCCACCGAGAATAAACCCAGTAAGATAGCTGAACGCGGTGGGAGGCATTTCTATAAATCCCGGCTCAGACTCATTTCCTCCGGTTAGCTCACTCATACCCTCTGAGAGCGTCTTCCATACCTGAGAGGTGCTTCTAAACGATCTTCGGGATAGTGGCTCTTGTGCACCACCGAAAGGATTGTCTGGTGGGTATATCGGTGCGCCGAAGTAGTTTTCATTCAGCATCAGTTCCACCAACGGCTTGCCAACTTGCGGCGCAATCGTTTTTCCTACGGAACCTAAATATGTTTCGCTAGATGATGTGCCAAGCGGATTAAAAGACCCCAAGAATACGTTGGTTGATCTCACTGCCGCCTTTTCTGGGGACAGATTGCCGTTTGATACCAGATAAGAATTCTCACCCAAGTTGTGAAAAACATTGTAACCATAAGGCAGTGGGATCATGCGGTAGCCTTCGCCGCCCCACAGTGCCGCTGGGATGATTAAATTTCTGTCCCTGATGTACTCCGGTATTTTCTCGTATTCATCCTCACCCAGAATTGATTGAGCTATAGCGGTCGTTAGCGCACCAAAACCAATTATTCCGCCAACCATGCCCTGCTTAAATCTTGAGGAGTCTTTACTAAACACATTCAGGCCGCGCATTGTGTTCACAGTGCCTTGCACAGATGCGTTGAAGAACAAATACAAACCGTTCAGTAGCTGGCCTGAGTTGCCTTTGCGGTTGAAGTTTACGGTCAGGTTTTTGGCGAGAGTTGCGGCCTCTTGAATGGCCTCGTTTCTGGGTATGCCTTTTTCGATCATGGCATCCCTTGCCGCAACAAAAGTTGAAAGCCTAATTCCGTTTTCTACAGCAGAGTTGGAGTCATCAATGAAGTCAAGTGTCGCTCTAAATCCTTGCTTTGCATTACCCCTAAATGTGCCGCTTGCCATCTCCATCATGGACTGAATGTTCTTTTTCTGATCCTCTGGGTCTTTGGAATGGAACCAGTCTGTTTTTGCGCCGGTCTTTATAAACTCGTTAAAGTCTCTGGCGTCTTCAGCAGACAGCTTGCTGGGGTCTCTCATGCCCCTATAAAACACACCTATAGAGGGGATCGTTCTTTTCAGAACCTTAGAGATAATTCCTTTTGCATCTACTGCCTTGCCGCCAACCATTGACTGTTCAGCAAGAATGTTCATCACCGCTGTTTCTACATCTCGCGGGAAGTTACCCATAACAAATTCTGGGTTGAGACTTGTATTGACGTAAGACATAAACCGGGTGATGCCATTGAGACGCTCAATTATCCGGTAGGTGGTTTGTGCGTCTAAATTTAGGACGGCCTTCTGCAAATCTGGGTTTTTGAATTCAACGAAATACTGTACGCCGTCAACCTTGACGCCAAGAAGCCCTTGCCCAGTGGGGTTCATTATCGGGTCTTTTATAACCCTCACCTTTTTCACCCAGTTCTTTTTGTCAGCTTCACCTGATATGTCAGTTTTTCTTTCGCCATACCTGCTCGCGTCAGGGCCAACGTAGGTGTATGACGTATCAAAGGCTCGCCTGTAGCGCGGATCGTCTGGGCTAACCAGCTCCCACACCTCGTCATTTGGGTTCTGCTTGATAAGGTCAACGAGTCGCTTACCAAATGATGTGTTCTTTACAGCTCTAGCCGCCTGAGTGCCGCGCTCGGAAACAATCGTCGCAAAGGGCGATATTGCCTCTGTGCCGCGCCCCATCATGCGCTTCACCTCTTTCCCAACCACGCTCAAGCTACCACCAGAACCAGCCGTTCTCGCATCGCTCTCTGCGGCAATATCTTCTTCCTGAGATATGCCTCTCAAAGGGGTGTAATACTTGAAGTATCCGTCTAGGAGCGCCCTTTCTTGCTCTGTGATTAAGCCACCTTTTTGGCTAATAGCCAGCGTGGTGCTGTTCATCTTATCTATCTTACCCGCCAAAGCAGACATAACCTTGCTTATGTCGTTGCCGCCAACCCACTCGCCCTTGGCGTCATTCCATGTCATGCCGTAATCGGCAAGCATCTTTCTTTTGACGTAAGCATCTGTCAGCTCGACCTTGTTCCATTTGCCCGACCCAGCATCTGGCATCGACGGATTTATCTTTCTGACTCTCGCATTTCTTTCTACCGCATGGCGCAATACGAGAAACTCGTCCATCTGATCAAGGGTGACATCGTTGTCGCTCATCTCTTTTAGCAGAGGTTTTAACTCGTTCTCGGTAAAGCTCCTGTCGAAAGCGGCTATTTTCCCAGCCAGCGTTTCCTCGCCAACGTAAGCACTTTGTGACGATTTCAGGCGGGGTAACCCTGCCGCCGCACGGGCCGCGTTGATGGAGTCTTCTATTGCCTTGAGGTCAATTAACTTGTCTTGCACCTCAAATAAAACTCTTTTAAGAAAGGATTTAGGTGGTGGGGTTGTGAAGGAGGTGTATGCTCCGTTTTGATCGGCAAAGCCAGAGTTAATTGAGTTCGCCATTGGGCCAGCTCTAAGCGTTGCCATGCCAATGTCGTCAGGTTGATTGTCAACGGCATATTCAATGACGCCATCCAACTGTTTTTGGCTTGAAGAAATTACATTCCTATCTGCGGCTTTTCTGGCGAAGGCAATAACATTGTTCTTCTTCGCGCCTACAGCACCAGCTACCTCCTCCGACAGTACCTGCTGTGCGTCAACCAACTCTGCATTCTTTGCCAGTACCAGAGGGCCAACCTGTATGACCTCATCAGCCTTAGTCAGCATCATCCGGTGATTAGACCTGTCGTAAAAGTACCCGTGACGCTCTGGGTCCATGCCCACCTGCGTCCACTCGCCGTCTTTTCTGAGAGAAGACGCAACAGCCTCCTCTGCTAGTGCCAGTGTTTCTGCCTCGCTTCTTTCGATCAAGTTGCCAGAGACTTTGGCAAATGTTGATTTGGGCTTTGAGGCATCTGCCACTTTCAATGCAGAGGCTTCAAAAGTCGGGAAAGTGACATTTTCTATACTGGCAAATGGCCTGTAAGATGTAAGCTCCGTCTTGTCACGCCCAGTTTTTTCACTGATCAGATGCTTCTTGTGTCTGGCCTTGTCTTTTTTAGACAGTTTGGCTGTTCTTATGTGCAGAGTCGGAACCCATGTCCCATATTCCTTGTAAGCGGGGATGTCTAACCTCAGCTCGACTACTGTCCCCTCTTCGATCGGCAGGTTTACTCTTTCTTTCTTGTCCTCCCTAAGAGCATTTCTTATTCCCGGTCTTTTCGTTGGCGTCAGAATTACTTGATCATCCGCGTCCCGCCCATTGCCTATCGCATCAGTCCATCCGCCTGTCGCTTCAACTTTCTCCGGCGCAGGGACAAACTCAAATGGTAAGACAGGCTTGTATTCATCAATCAGATCGTTGTATTCGCGCTTCAGCTCCAGCATACGCTGTTGCCTTTCTTCCAGCGGCAGTCCCTTGATCTCCTCAAGGGTTGCGCTTATTCGCTGTGCCGCCTCTGTCAGTTCTGGGATGCGAGTTGTTACGTCTTTAAAGTTTAGATTGCGTCTGTCTACAAGACTAAACATCAGGCTATCTATCCCTGCATCCTGCATCAATGTGTCAACCTTGACAGGAGATCGCCTAGCCTCACCTTGTTCTAGCTGTCTTTTTGCTCCAAGCACCTCAAAGTAGGCATCTTCGTTGGGGATGCCAAGGTCAGCCCTGTAGTCACCCTTCCGGACGGCGCCAGCATCTCTGGACTCCTCTGTGTACATATCAGGGGAAGCTGGGAGGCCGGGGCTATATCTCTCAAGCTCAGCAAGGCTAAGTTGTGCGGCCTTTGGATATTGATCAAGAGTTTGCTTGGCGCGTCTGGCACCTTGCTCTGCAAGTGTTCTAGCAGACCTTTCCGTGAACTCTGGATCATCTGTCTCAATAACAGTTCTGCCTGTCGGCGTGTCAACGGTTGCTGAGTAGAGCGCATCACCCTCGTCAGTGCGAACCTGAATGCCGTCAACTACTCCCCTTCTATCAATAAACCGGCCTGTGCCTTTTTCGAGACGGTACAGCGTCCTAACAACACCCCGCTCCCTCTCTCCAATGCGCCCTGCCTCAAGGTCATTCATAAACTGCGTAAACGAGGTGTAGTCTGGATCAACCTCTGTCGCCGTGCCGACAAGACCCTTGAAGAACTTAACGATCTTGTTGATGATTGATCTGGGCTTGCCTGCCAGCTTTGCAGGTTTATTGTCAATTATGATGCGGCCTGTCACCGCATCTCTGATCATCTCAGCAATAGCCTCTTCTGAAACAGCGACAGGGTTGAGGCTTTTTTCTGGATTGTTTGGGTCTGTATAGGTCTGCGTTGCCCACTCAAGGTAGGTCTGATCTGTGTCAACCTTTTTGTATCTTGTAGACAGCCGCTCAAGAAGCTGAAGCTCTGACTGGGTGATGAGGTCAATCTCTCTAAGTGCGTGTACAACCTCATGATTTAGGACATCAACAACCGCCGCCTCTATGTTATCGGCCTTTGGCGACTGGGCCATGATCGCATCAACTGCAACCTGAACCACTTTAGCCCCATCTATCGAATATCCGCCTTGAGGCTGAACATCTAAGTCTCTTTCGGCATCCGCAAGACCCTTGAAGTAGACATTCCCATCTACATCTCTCTCGACATTATTTATCAGGTTGGTAACAACAGGCGTTACTTCAGCAAGACCAAGCTGTTTTAGCCTTTTCTCCATCGCCCTCTGGAGCATCCCTTTTGTTGCCGCATCCATGCCTTCTGGTGTGGTGGGGGATGGGAGCGCAAGAGCCTCGCCCTCCACCTGCTCCTCTACAACGGGAGCTGGCTCTTTCTTGGGGCGTAGCTTGAAGAGGGGGATGTTAGTGGGAGAGCTGAATCGTGGTAGCTGTCTGAGCTTTTGATAGAACAACTGGCGCTCTGAGGCCGTGAGATCACTGACCGACTGATCCCTTCTCAGCTTTCTGCCAGTAAACCTTGCCGCCAGATTTTTTATTTCTGGCGAGTTGAGGGGGGATGATATGTTCTTTCTGTCCAGTATCTCTTGTATCTTATCGACACCAAACTCTGGATCGCCCATCAGTTCTTTACTGGGGATATAACTACCGCCCTTGCGGCTGTTGGCGTCCCTTGCAAACTCAAACGCTTCTGCGGCAGAAGCAAACTGAACACGCTTGCGAGCAGACCTACCCGCCTCTCTAGCGGCTTGTCTTTCTGCGGCTGTGCTTGGCCTGTCAAATATCAGATCGCCTGAAGGCTCAAGCCTGCCATCAACATTCAAGCTCATAGGCTGTACAGCAAACTTGCCTTTTACCTGACTGGGAAGTGCCGCATAGGTGTCAACACGGAACGCACCCGCCTCATACTCTGCAAGCCTTCCAACATCCTTGCCTATTTCCCTACGAATTTCGCTGATGGCGAATCTATTGCTAGGCACTTTGCCTTCCCTGATTCGCCGCACATTAATGCGTTGAGAGATGGTTTGCTTTTTGCGGGGAATATTGGCTTCGATAACTTTCTCTGCGGAAAGTTGGGGGGTAAAGCCTTTTTCGACAGTAGTGCTACCAGCATAATCTGCGGCTTCTGAGGTGTATGACAGAGATTCTGGGCCAAGTGCTATACGGCCCACTCTTTGCAGGGTGCTGATTTGTTCTGGAGAATAGTTTTCTTTGGAATCGGCTATTACCGAGCGATTGCTTTGGAATATGTTTTCTTCTACGGTCTGACCATTAAGGGCCGCAACTGCTGGCTGTAGCTTCAGCCTCATCCCCTCTGGAACAGCTCGTCCATAGGTGTTGCCGTTGCCGTCTTTGATGGCAACCATTCCCGGTTGACCATCTATATCGTCTTCTATGTAAAACTCTGCCTCAACAGGGAAGCTGTCGCCCATTTGCTGAACAACAGTTCTTGCTAGACCTTTGTATGAGTCTGCGGTAGGAACCCGCTGTTTGTATCCCCTAATCAAAGCACGTTCTTCACGGCTAAGGTCTTCGCCTGCGCGCCCAAACCCGTATGCGCGATCCTTCTCCATAGCCATCGCTTCTTCTCTAGTCGGCTCTACAATGATGCCGTTAATATCAAGAAGCTCTGGGAGAACAACTGGTTCTTGCGTGGGGGCTGGGCCGACTGAGGCTAACTGAGAAGCTCTTTCTCTTCTCGCCGCCTCTGCATTTTCTATGTTTTCACGAAGTATGGTCTCTTCTGCTATACGCTCTTCCCGCAAAGGCTCAACGGGGTCTTCTTCTGTGCCAGAAACGCCTCTTCTTCTGCGTGTAGCCAGATTGATGCCAACATCAAACAATGCGCCAGCCGTGCCGCCAGCCACAATGTCCACGGCAAGAGAGTCACCGATTTCTATGTCAGGATTGATATACTCTTTGAGAACAGCGTCTGAGGCAATCCCAGCAAGGGCTTCCTGCGCCGCTTCCTCTGTGCCTTGTATCGCCGCGCTTCTAATGTAGTCGCCCAGTTTCTCGACCGCCTTGGGGTTTTTAGCCGCCGCTCCAGTAATTCGACGCATAACCCTAAACGCTGGGCCAATAAACGGCAGTCCTTCTGACGCACCTATCGCCGCAAGTCTTGTCGATGCGGCCTCGTAGTCCTCATCGTTTACAATCCTGCCGCTTTCAATTTGCCGCGCAGTCTCCTCCATACCTGACGCGACATTAGAGCCAGCACCCAGCAACATGCCTGTTCCTGCGCCTATGATGCCGCCCAGCAGTGTGCCTACACCGGGGACAACGCTACCTATTGCCGCACCAGTAACTGCCGCACCACCAAAACCAAGTACAGAACCCGTTACGTCTGCGGCTAGTCCAAGCGTGGAGTCGTCGTATTCCTCGTCGTAACCAAGGCCGGTTCTGACGCTTTCTTCAATAGCCCGATTGCGCTCTACAAGCTCCTCATCTTCCTCAAAACCGTCTCTAAAAAGAGACTGTAGACCAGCGGGGGCTTGGCCTAAAATACGAGCGGCAGAGCCAACTGTTCTTTGCCCGAACTCTGTTATGTCATCGAAAAGACCAGTCTCTTCTTCCTCCTCCACAACAGGCTCAGATATCCTGACCTCTTCATCTGGCTCTTGATTCTGATCTGACTGTGATTGCAGGTAGTTGTATTCTGCAAACTCAAAGATGTCTCGCTCTGATGCGCCCTCTGGGTGATTGATTTTTAGTATTCTTCCATCTGGAACACGAACATCTGATACAGGCATTACCTAAACCCCTTTTATCAAGGTGATGTACTCTCAACAGAGTAACCCTCAAATCTGTTTCTGCCGCGAGGTTGCTTGTTTAGTTCTGCGTATGTGTTGTAAAGAGAATTTCTGTCCTTGATCAACTGAGCAATCCTAGGATTGCTTTCGTCTTCACCCAGATTTTGCAATCGCATTAGCTCAGTATCTATCGTGTCTATCATGTCAGGTATTGAATTTAGCCTTGCCCTAAAATCCAAAGCGTCTTGTTCGTTATAATCCTGACTAAGCCTTGCGTTAAACTGCCTAGTCTCCTCGGCAAACTTCTGCCCAAACTGGCTCTCAAGAACATTTTGCTTTGACTCTTCAAGAGACATACGCCTATCAAACTGTTTATCTTCGGCTTCACGCCTTAAATCCTCTCTGCCTGCCTCGTACTCCGCAAGCCTGCGCTTCATATCCAAGTCTCTAGCGTCTTGAGTGCCTGCTGTTGCGGCCTGCCCAGCGGCGGCTATGCCTTTGGAAACATCACCGCCTGCAATGCCAGCGCCAAGTTGTATTAGCGCGTTAGACATAGCCTGTCGTCTTGAGTCTGCAATCAAGTCTGCGAAGTCAAGAGCTGGGTTGTTTGCAGAATTGCTTTTGTCATTTCCGGGCTGACTTGCAACAGCGTCAACCAGAGCGGTTTCCGCGTCAGGCTTTCCTTTTGCAAGACCCAAGTCTTTGTCAAACTCAACAGGGCTTAAACTGGGTGCATCCAGCCGAGAAAGCATTTCTTGGGTTGGGTTCGCCAAAAGATTTGCGCTTATTCCCGTGCCTTGAGTTTGCACATCACTTTTACCTTGGACGCTGGCATCGCCCCTTGATATCCCATATGTGTCAGCAAGCGTTCCTGACGACCCAGCAGGATAATCACCACTAACAATCGCGTCAAAGTCAGACATATGCTTGGACTCAAAGTTGGTTTCATAATCCAACATTCCGGGATTTTGCCTCAAGTCCATCATGGACTGGTAACGATCCATCTGGGGACTTCTGTCTAAGAAATCTGCAATGTTGCTTTTTGTTCGCTCATTAGCCGCTACAGCTTCAGGATACCGCTCTGCATATCGCTCAGATAAGCCAAAATCAAACATATTACCCAAGGCGTCAGCGATGCCGCCAAAACCGCCACTGCGAGGCGCTCTTTCTGTGACCATCCCAGCTACCGCATCGTCAACATCTTGAGCTGTTACTGAGTCACCAAGACCGCTTCTAATGTTTTCTACCCTAGCCCTGTCTGCGGCTATTCTCTGTTCTCTTGTCGGCATACCTAAATCAGGCATAACATCGCTAAAACCACCCGCATCAAACGGCCTGCCGCCTGCGCCCCTTTGAGGCGCTGTTGATAGCTCTGGTATGCCAATATCCTTGGCGAGCAGTTGGTAGTTCGGCATATTCATAGCCGAGTCAAAAGCAAAGTTTCCGACAAAGTCTTGCGCGCCCTGAGACAGATTATCCGCGAAGCCAGTAACCGCAGACTGGCTGTAAATGTCGCTTGCAGGTCTTACCTTAGTCGGGATAGTTTTTGAAAGCCTCATCTCGGGGTCAACCCTTTCAAGACCGGCCTTGGCGTCTCCGAGTATTCTTGCAGTATCCATGCGCTCTTGATAACCCAAATTAGACAGTCGATCGAGATCGGCCTGCGTAAAGCCCATAGACATCAGATCAGCAAAGGTAATGCCGGGGTTGGATGTCAGTATGCTCCGCAATCGCGATGTAGAGTCGCTCGGCGATTGTCCGCCATTTTGCATCTGCACTATCCCACCCTCGGCCATCATCTGGGGTGGCATAACCTGCTCTATGCCCTGCGGAGGCATTTGAGGAGGAGGCATATTGGGCATTCTCTGGGCCATCTGCGGAGCCATAGCCATCTGAGGAGGCATAGACGCCATAATGCCTTCTTGCATCACCTTGTCCTTGACAGTGCCTTGCGGCACCTGCTCTTGCCCTGACTTGTACCGCTTACGCATGTCTGATCTGCGCTGTATCTCAGATACAACCAGATACTGCGGCACCTGACCGCTGGGCATCTGGGCTTCCTGCATCAACGCCTGATCGGGTAGCCCCTTAATGATGTCTTCTTGCTCAAGAATGTTCATTAGTCTGGCGTCCCTCTAAATGCGTTGTACAAACCAGCCGCCGCGATTCCTGTACCCAGCAACTGTTGCATGGTAGATGGTTGCATACCGAAAGATGTCTGTGTTGAGCCGGGAGCAATTTGAGCGCCTTGTAGCAAGCTACTATAAAAGCCAAGTTGCTCCTGCGGGAAAGCTCTTTGTCTCAAGAAATCCTGATAACCAATGTCCATGCCTGCCTGACGTAACCTGCGCTCCGCTTCTCCTGCGGCCTGCATATTGCGGAGTCTTTCGATCTCCATTCTCTGCCGTTGATCTGAGTAATCACCCAGCATTCCAGCCGCCTGTAGACGCTGTGCATCACCACCAAGTAGCTGAGAATAAGCGGCCTGACCCAAGCGAGCCGCTGAGTCAGCGTATGCCCTATCCTGACCAAGAGCCTGTTGTGCCTGACCAAACGCCTGTTGCATACCCGCGCCATATATATCGCCAAGCTGGCGCTCTAGGTTACGCTGACGCTCTGCCTGCATGATGCCTTCGCGGTATCCGCCCAGACTGCCCTGACCAGCCGCCTCCAAGCCAAAGTCACGACCCATAATGTCGGACTGACGGCGAGCCTCTCGCATCTGGTTATCCAGAACAAGTTGCTGATAAGGATTCATATAGGACGCCATCGCATAGGGGTCAGCCATCGACGGCATTTCTTGCGCTCGACGGGTCACCTCTAGCATCGTACCGGCATAAGGGCTACCCATGCCCACAGTGCCAGCAATGTTACCGGCAACATCAAGCTCTGGTGATGTCCCCGAAACGCCCATCTCCGTAAACCGCGACATAGCCTCCTGTTCAGCAGGAGTAAAGTACGCCATGCGAGCCGCAGGATAAGGAGTATATTCTTCAGCAGACTCATAGCCAGCACGGGCCAATAGGTCTTTGTAATATGGTTCTGCATACTCTGGTAGGTTTGAAACTATCTGTGTAGTTTCTGTTGGAGCAGAACTGCCGCCACCTTTACCCATTTTTCATGCCCTTCTCATAAAATGCCGCCGACTTCTCAAAGCCGTCAGCCTGTAGATATTTCCAGAAACCAAACCTCGCCACGCCTTCAATCCCATCACAGCCCATGTCTAGGCCATATCGGGTAATTTGCTCAAGCAGTAGGTTGTACCAAGAATCAAAGTCTTCGCCGCCAAGGAAGTGCATGGACAGCACTCGCTTCGCAGGATATTGCGTTATTTCCGTAGTAAGACAGCCCCAAATCTTTTGATCGTCGTCAAAGGCTATCCAAAGCTGTGTGCTACCCATAGACACTGCGGCACACAGATGCTCCATCGTCCAGCGCCCGTTGCACCTCTCGACGGCGGGTTCTAGGTAATGACGTATATCATTCCATACCGTGTGGGCGTGTTCCAACGGAACTAGACTAATGTTCATACTGGCATAACTTTCCTTTCGTTAATGCGAGGAGCCTGCTGTGTTGTACCGTTACGCTCCATGCGAACCTTGTCCATCATTCTGTCTAGCTCTTTAGCGCCAGCATCAGAGCTACCCTCGCCTAGACCGGACACCACATCAGCGGCAACAATATATTCTCCGGGAGAGACAGCAACAGGCTGATCCTTGCCTATCATACCCTGCACCCTGTCATCCATCCCACTGCCATTTCCGCGAACCATGCCCTCTGTTTGAGCATTTGGCACCACAGACTCAAGGATCATCTGTCTAACCTGACGGAACATGTCGGGGCCATACTTATCGACAAACATATTGATGATCGGGTCGGGGTTCTCTGTCTGGCCTAGAACAGCCATAGCCAGCATGGACATCTCTTGCTCGCTAGGCATCGCCTGCTGAGTAAACTCAGTGGGAACCCGAGCTATACCGCCATCAGGGACGGTACCCTCCATCATAGAGGTGCGGATGGGTATGTCGCCGCCCGTGGGGGCTGGCCCAACCTCTGGCATTTTCTTTGCCTCTCCCCCTTCAGCCATGTAACTACCGATACTGCCAAGACCACCCGTCAGCAGGCTTGTCAAAAACCTGCCGGTGTCTGGACCGTATTGCTCCATATATTCTGCAAGCATGGCCTGCTGTTCTGGAGGCATATCTTTCGCATAATCTGGCACATCTGGTGTTTCTGGCTCTGCCGTGGCCTGAGTAAACTCCGCGTCTGTTACAACACCATCGCCGTTTAGGTCGTAACCTTTTGATCTTGACGATTCTTGATTTCCTATAGCCTGACTTACAGACATACCGCGATCCATCAACTCCGATATGCGGCCTCTTTGAGCGGTGTTAAACGGCGCTAGAGGCGCATACTGCTCAAATGCGTTCTGTTGCATTGGAGACAGCACAGACCCTTCAGAGGCTAGGCCCATCACTGCCGCCTCCCCGAGAGGGCCGGGGTCGAGCTTTTCTAGCGTCCGACGAAACTCATTCATCTGAGCATTAGACTGTGGTGCCTGCAGGATCGGATCAAAGTATTGGCTACGAGATATGACGCCTTGTCTCATCGGCCTGTAGCTTCTGTCAGGTACATCAGGGGTGCCAACTATGTTGCCATCTGGATCACGGGCTAGGTCTTGGAAATACTGGAACTCTGGCTCAAAACCGGGCATATAGTCGCGCGGTGGGGCAATGACATCCTGACCCCTTTGCCTTCTTTGCACCTCAACTGGGTCAATTCCCCCAAACCCTCTAGGGCCACCCATAAATCGCGCTACATCTCTGGCAACGCCCAGCCCAGCGTACTGGTTTGCATATGGGTTTTTGTTTTCATCGTTAGTGTTGCCGCCATCTGCCATGCCGCGCAATTGACCCCCACTGGAGGCAAACATCGGGGGAGGTGTACGGCGGCTCATCTCTGATCTTGCGTCTGACAAGCCAGTGGGTATTCCGGGCTGTGCCATTGCGTAGCCGCGCTGGAGATCGTCGTATGCTTCTTTGCGATCTGCTTCTGCCTCTCCTAAGCGAGCCATCTCCTGTCGGGCGAACTGCTCTTGTATTCTGTCCTGCTCCATAGTGCCTGCCGCAATACCAGCACCAGCTATGTTTCCGGTAAGACCAAGGTTCTGACTTATGCCTTCGCCAATGCCAGTGCCTGACTTAAAGGCGTCAGGGATGCTAGATCGTATGGAATCTAGCATTCCGGGGTCAGTTGCCGCGTTTACAGCACCATCTGCTAAAGATGTGTTCACTGGAGCAAACATATCCGCCATGCCTGCGGTTTCTTGAGAAACAGTAGCAAGATTTTCCGCCGCCGCTTGGCCTAGTGTGCCAGTGGCATCAGCACTAGCAGTAATTCCCTCAGCCGCCCCACCAAGATTAGCCGCCTCTCCTATGCCAGCGCCAAAGCCTGCTGTTAAACCAGAGAGAATGCCACGCTTGAGATCGCCTGTTACAGCCGCCGTTCCTGCGCCTACAAGAGCGCCTGTGCCTAACGCACTAAGACCTAAGCCCTTTGCCGCAAAACCCAACAGAAGCGGTAGGAACGCCTCTGGCTGGCCTGTAACGGGGTTTGTGGTGAGTTTGCCGCCGGGAACCAGAGAGGCTATCCCTGCCACTTCAGCGGGGTTCATGTGGACAAGCATGGAGTCGCCATAACGACCATACTTCGCCATCTCGTCCATCATTGGTTTTGCTGGGTATCTATTCATCAGCTTGTCTCTACACCAAACATATTGAAGCTAAGGCCAGTGCTACTTGCGTACACCTTGACCACATCGCTTTGGTTAAGCGTCAGTCCTAACACAGCAGAAAATGTGTCCGTTGCTGAGACTGACTTATCATAGTAAATAAACTGCTTGTTGTCTGCGCCTGCACCCGCCACATGGACACTTAACCTGAAGGTCAATGCGCCAGAGGTACGGTTGCATACGTTGATAGAGCTAACCGTTGTCTGATTCAGGTTAGGCACTGTATATAGCGTGGTGGTTGTCGTGGCAGATGGGTCAAGCTGACCAAGAACCTTGATGACATCAGCCATTGCTTGCACCCATCAGCAAGAACTGGAACCGGCGCAGGGCCAGTGACGAGTCCTTGTTTGTTTTGTTTGTGTTGCCTTCTACAGTTGACGATATGTCTTGTAGCGACTGCTCTATTGATCTGCGGGCAACCTGTTCGTTTTCTCGCTCATACTCGGGGCTGGCTACCGGCAGTGTTGTGTATTTAGGCATTATCGGCGTCCATCCGTTCTGACATCAAATCGCAGATCACCTAGAGTCCAGCCATAATCCGTTCCGTTGCTGGATATTTTGATAATCATCTCGCGTGTTCTGGCTCTAAGGTGAAACTGCCCTGTAGTGCTTTCTATAGTAGCTGTGTCTAACAGCGTTTCACTGCTCAAGGGAAAGTCTCTGCCCCTGACCTCAAGAGACAGATCAACAGCCGCAGAATTACCCCTAAAGGTAAAGTCGGGTATTACCCTTCGCACTGCCGCAAACTGCTCCCCGTCACCCAAGCCAATACCGCCTGACGCGACAAACGCATTCAGAGGCTCGCCGTCAGCCGTATGACCAAACTCATGTATATAAAGATAATTGTCACTGGTCAGGCTGTTTGACGCGGCAATCGGGAACTCCTTGGTTGGCGCATGGATAAACGCCCCACGATCCAGTGTGCCTATAGACCAGTTGTCTTCTAGGTAGTTGTATGTGACGTAGTTTGTAATGTCTGCGCTTGGAGTCCCTACTGGGTAGTACCACGTTACCTCTGAGTCATCAGGGTTTGTTGTAGCGTATATCTTAAATCTCTGCTGAAATTGAAGATTGGAAAATACATGGTCGAGAACCGAGCAAGGTAGTCTCTGTACCGATCCGCGATAGACATAAAACCCTTCCCTATCCATGAAGAACACAGAGTCAGCCGCCGCAACCCCAGCTTTGGGCGAGATCATGCTGACATTCTCTGCTACCGGAGAAAACGAGTAAATGAACGGGGCGCCCACAAAGCGCATGGCTTGGATGCCCACATCCGTAAATACCAGTATTTCCTGACGAGTCTTAATCGCCCCGACAATCGTTGTCCCTGTGGAGATAACCTGACCACCGGCACTATTCGTTGCTGTCGGCGTCCAATCTACCGCGTTCTCTTGGTCAGACCAGCGAATAAACAGGGGGTCTAGGGTTGACGACCCAATTGGGTTACACCCAAAGCAGATAACATGCCTGTCAATGTCAGACACCATGACCTGAAGCGCCTCAACTGGCGTGTCAGATGCGCCACCCAAGCTGGACAGGGCTACCGCTCTGGTTGTCAGGCCACTGCTCTCATCCCAGAAAAAAACAGAACTGCCTCTGGGGTTAAATATAAGGTCGTCACCAAATGCGTCCTGACTGAACAACCGCAACTGGTTTGACGAGGTAATCGCCACAGACTCGCCAAACGTCCCAGCACCCCACGCTCCTACGCCCCAGCCTGTGCTGTCTACATAGAAGTTGGTGCCGGTGTTGATCTGGTACGCGCCCACTGTAGAGCCGCCACCATTGCCAGAGTCGCTGGAGTTGGCTGTAACTGTAGCGCCAGCGGTGTCCTTAGCAGTGATGTTGTAGCTGTTGGCGTTCACAATAACGCCGATCTGGTACTCCTGATTGAGTACAGCGGCTGTCACGTTACCACCTAATGACACCGCTCCAGAGTACGTCACAAAGTCGCCTTCTACAGCGCCATGTCCTGTATCGCTTACCACCAGCGTTGACGAGCCATTGGTTGCGGCAAAGGTTACATCGCCAGCAGAGGTGGTGGCCCTGATTGGGGTTACATCAGCTACCGTGCCGCCTGACTCCACATAGAACTTCAGATTAGTGCCGACACCCAGATACTTGCTACCATCAGCCGCGCCCCAGTCAAACAGTGACCGTGCCACGCCCTTGATGGCCGTACTGACATACTTCTGCCAGCCGCCTATTGTCTCGACGCGACCCTTCCTGAAGCGAATACGATCTGAGTCAAACCAGCCAGAGTCAGCACTGTATTCGGTGCCTTCCTTATCTATCCCCGGCTTAAACTGTATCTTTGTAAGAGCCACTCAATACACCCACATCACTGGCGTCGATTGCCGCTTGTCTACATGAACAAATGACTTAGCCACTCCTATGCCGTTAAAGCCGTGCTCTATCGCCCTCTGAACGACTGTCATCCGCTCTATACCACTACGCACCGCAACGTCTGCGGCAATGCCGTGGGCATGCATTCCGGGCTTATTTTTCTTTGCCTCTAAGCTGTGGCTGTTTGACCTGTAGCCCGAGGTAATAATGAACGGAAAGCCACAAGACTCGCGCAGTTCATCTAGCTCCATGATGAAGTCAAAGTCCATTTCATTCTCGCCTGTTTCCTGACAATCAAAGTCAGACAGCCGGAAGTACTTAAACTCTCTCATTCTTTCTTCCCGAGAAATAGCCCAAATGCGCCAGTAAGCGCGCCTGTCATCACGGACACCAGTGCCGCTTGCTCTGGATTAGGGTCAGGAAGGCCCATAAACCACTCTACTGTTCTGTATGTCATGGCAATCATGGCAAACATTAGTATCCGTGGGATAATGCGCCATGCGTTGAGTTGCTCTGGTGTCATTTTTCTCTGGCTACCTGTTTGGTCTTTTCAAACGTCCTCAAACCACCCAGACCCAGCATCCCAAGAAGAACTGTCAGCAGGCTTTCCATTTCAAATACAGGTAGCGGAGGGGCGTCCACACCAGCAAATGTGATAACAAAAATAGCAATAGGCTGGCCCACAAAGTGCCAAGCCAAAGCAACGCCGCAAGTCCAGCCCACAAACGGCCTCCAGCCTGCGACAAACATTGATTTGTGTGCCGCTTCAGCCTTGTTAATCTCAATCTGGCCCTTAGCAAGCTCTTGGGCGTGTCTCTCCGACATCGTTGCGATCTCATGCGCGAGCTTCGCCTTTTCGTCTGCATCTGGTATGAACTTATCAAGCAGACCAGTAACAGGGCCAATTAGAGCTTGTAACATAATGCCTCCTTAGAAGGTGGACAGTGCAACCCTTTTCCATGTGTTTGTTGCGACACAGACATATATGTAGTCTGTGTCATAAGCAATCTCGCCCTTTGTGCCTGACGCCGACGAATTGGCTGGCGTCTGACTGGTGTCTATTCTGATGTTGTCACCAGTGGTGGCTAAAGCGTTGAAGGTGCCTGCGCCGGGGGTAGACGCACCTATATTAGTGCCGTCGATGTTTCCGGCATTGATGTCCACAGTAGGTAGTGTTGCCGTACCCGTGGTGCTAAGTGTGGTGAACGCACCCGTGCTGGCGGAGCTGGCTCCAATCGGGGTGCCGTCTACAGCGCCGCCGTTGACATCAATCGAAGAAAATGAGGACGACCCCGTCGAGGCTATATTTCCTGTCACGTTTCCCGTCAGGTCGCCTGTCACGTTTCCCGTTACATTACCCGTTACATTGCCGGTGACGTTTCCGGTTACTGCACCCGTGACATTTCCGGTCACGTTGCCTGTCAGATTGGCGCTCACCGTTGTTGCTAACAAGTTGACAAAAACCTGCGTGACCGTGGCACCCGATCCCGTGCCGCTAAACTTCAGTACTGCATCTTTGCCGTTGGCAAGCTCAAAGTCGTTTGAAGCGTTATATGTGCCTTGGAACAAAATGACAGATCGACTTGCTGTAAGACTGTTACGAACAAAAACAATCTTCTCTGCATCATTTGGCGTCAGCCTGACATACGCTGTACCGCCAAGGTCGCCGCCATCTGTAAGCTCAATGAACTTGTTTCTGCCGTTTGATACAGCGCCATCTGTAACGGGGATATCTGTTGGTGAGCCAGAGCTACCGGCAGACGCTAGGGTTAAAGACAATATCCCGTTGACAGCCTGATCCAGAATGTCGAAGTTGGTGTTCGTTGTGTCGCCCCATGTGCCAGATTGATCGCCTGTTGCGATCTTTTCTATGCCTAGATTGGTCGTATATGTGCTAGTCATTTATGCCTCTACGCCGCTATCTCTGTCCAGTTTGGGTCTTGATTCGGTATGATCTCGTTCCATGCCACTACGGACGCACCTGATGTGGCTCCTGTTGCCGCAACGCCCGTCACAAGAACGCTTATGTTTCCAATCGCAGTGACAACGCCAACCTGTCCTTGCGCTGACACCGAGCCAACCGCAACATTGATGCCTGCGCCCTGAGTAACAGTGACAGCGCCTACGCCGCCAGTTCCTGCCAGTCCTGTAACGGCAACAATCGCATCGCCGTCGATTGTAATGGAGCCGCCTTGACCAGTGCCTGCAACACCAGTTACAGAGACATTGGCGTCAGCATTAACTGTGACGCTACCTACCGACCCCGTGGCGGCAACGCCAGTGACAGATGCCCCAACACCAAGCTGGAAGCTGATCTGTAGGCTGTCATCAGACAGGGTGGCAAACGGCTCTTCAGATAAGGCCAAGCCCCCTAGCAGAGAGCCTCCCGCCTCCAGAGATGTCATCGGCATAGACGCCGAAACGCCAGTTACGGTAATCCCGGCAGGCAGAGACACCGTAACACTGCCGACACCGCTTGTGGCGGCAAGGCCAGTTACTGCTATTGACTCGTTAAATACAAGGACGCCGTTAGAGGCTGTGGCCTGAAGGCCGGTGACAACTGCATCGGCGTCACCGTTAATAGATACGCTACCAACACTGCCTGTGGCCGCTAGACCGCTGACACCAACCGGCCCTGTCGCAGAGCTTGCTCCAAACGGAGCCGCAGAAAAGCCAGTAACGCCAAACATTACTTGTCAGCCTTAGAGTCAATCTTAGTTTCGATTGTTTCTAACTTTTCAAATATACGCTGTATGTCCTGCCGAAACTCTTCACGCTTAACATAATTACCGGCAACGCCGACTTTTATGCCGCCAACGCTTGTCTCCAGCTTCCGAACAGAATCCCATAGCGTTTTAACAATCCAGCCAAAAATGCCTGCGCCGAGGGTAATAATCGTGTTAATCATGCTTTGATCCATACTACCCTCTGCTTGATACCGCATCGAAAATAAAGGCTATGATGCTTCCGGCTATCCCCACTAACACAACAATCCAGAACGACTTGATTATCGTGTCCTTGGCCTCCTGCTGGGCATAAACTTCCCTCTGCCTTTGCTCCTGCACTTCTTTCATGCAGTTTCTGTATTCTTCAAGACCCTCATTGCCGTATGCATATTGCAACAGCGTCACTATTTCTTTGCGTTGATTTTCTATGCGCTTTTTTGCGGCAAACACTTGAGCGGCTTCTGCTTCAATAGACTCAGCAAAGACCACCTGCTTGAGAGGATTTGTGCGTTTTTTCTGGCGTTTACTGGCATACATGATGTCGCTGGCGTGGCCCTGCCACCTAGCGACTACCTGAAACGTGTCTTCGATGCTTTTGCCGGCTTCGATAAATGCTCTGACCCCCGCATACGCCTTGGTCGCCGCCGCCGCCGCTGTGATCGGGTCAATCATTAGTAACCTCGTAAACTACATAGGGATCACAGTACGAGCTAAAATACGGCAAGTACCAAGTGTAGGTCTGATCCGACTCGCTATTTAGCTCCTTATATCTGCATATCCGGTAATGCTCTAAGCGCGTTCTACTGCCTATCGCCCATGTGTAGGTGTAGGTGTCCAACACCAGATACAGGACGATGACATCCACATATCACGGCTTTGTGGGCCAGTTTATCGTACTGGGAAAGTCTGTCTGCTGTGGCACATCACGCAGTGCTTGCCTATAAGTCTTCATTGCATCAGGCATAGTGACATCCGCCAAGGCATAATGATCCGTCTCCATCAACAAGGCAGTGCGCTTGGCTCTCTCGGTTGCCGCTAAGGCCGCAGTATTTGCCGTGTCGTAAGCAGTCTTTTGTGCCGCCACAGTCTGAACATCACCATTGTCATCGGTGTATTCAGTAAACATTTCACGCTCTACCCACGCATATACCCAGTTGCCTTTGCCGTCTTCTACAGCGCCGTTACGCACAACAGACTTGTACGCCGCGCTGGGATCAGGCGCAGGAGCTTCTAATACAGGGTCAACGCCCAACGCATCATGGACAGAGGTATTCCACGCTTTAGGAAAGCTCATGTTTTTGTTTTCAGCACGGAGTTCAGTGTCCGTCTTTATCTCGCCGCTTGACCTGTTTCTATATTCTGCCATGTCAATTCCTATGCGATTGCTAAAAATATATAAGTGCCGCTAGAGGCGTTAAGTCCTGCTGGCGCTGATGATGTCACTGTAAATCCAGAGCTAAGAGGGTCTATGTAATCTGTATTCGTTACGTCTGCCGCCGCAGTGTTCAAAAGAGCATATTCATCGTTGCCAGCGACAATCCCTCTCAAGGAGTCAAAAAGATACCAATCACCAGTAGAATCTGTGCGTTTAATTAATACAAACCTAGCACCAGCACTAAATCCACAGTCAACATTTAGATCGCTACCTGTTCCGGTGTAGCTACCGACTTTTGATATGCCAGCAACAGTTGCAAACAAATAAGCTATATAAGTCTGCCCATTCGCGTTACTAAGAAAATTACTGGCTACCACAGAAAATGCTGACGCAGAATCTACAGCACCCCAATAATTGGTGTTAGCTTGTGCGGCATTAGTATCTAGGTACAGTTGATAGTCTTTAGTTCCTCCAGTAACAGCACTTCCACCTACAAGCCAACCAAATGCGTCCGATCTAATTTTTATGATTTTTAATTCTGGGGTTGCTCCTAAATTATGACTAAATGACGTTGACGTTCCATTGCCGGTATAAGCTACAACATCGAAGAACCCTTTAGCTCTACGGAACATCCAAGATATATAGGTTGTCGCGCTTTGATTAGAGTTATACCAACCGTCCTGAAAATCAAACTGCCCCGCCCCGGCAGATGATTCTGCGCCGGTTGAATGCGTTTGCATGTAGCCGCCGTCAGTTAGCCGACTAAACAAATACACTGATGAGCCAGTCCCAGCGCGTTGCTTATACCAACCACTACCGACAGGAAAGTTAGAGTTCCATAAGGGAGGGCCAGATGTCATATATGCGGCAGTGTACAACTCAGTAGCCGCAAACTCTGATGCTGGCTTGTTGGGTCTGCCGATGGCCATGTAGATGTAGGTTTGACCCGAACCGTTGTAACCGCCGCCACTTCCCTCAAGCTCAAAGCCAGTTGCGGTAACGCTCAAGTGGTTACTGCTTCCTTCTTCATCCGAAGAGTTTGCTTTTAAACCAACAGCATCATTGCCGCCAGAAGCAATCCCCCTCATAGTGTCGTACATATACCAATCATTAGCGCCAGAAGTTTGCTTTATCATCAACCACTGAGGCTCAAAACCTAGAGTGACGCTGTTTCCTGCGGAGCCTGTCCCTGTATAACTTCCACAGTTAATAATGGCTTCATCAGAATCTTCGCCAAACTCTTGTTCGTCGTGGGCGAATAAATACGCTAAATAGCTAACTCCGTTTTCATTTCTCGGGCCACTCGCATTTCCTAGCGTAAAATGAGTTGCTGTTGGATCGGTATTATTCCAATAACCACTAGAGGTGTCTTCTGCGGCGGTAGAATTCAATACTAATGCTTTTGTATTGCCGATACCTCTGTGATACACAACCCAGTTTTCACCGGCACTAAGATTTTTTATCAAAATCATGCCGGGAGCAGAGCCAAGATTATGAGCTACACTGCGTCCAGTAGTTCCATCGCCCGTATAAGTAACGATGTCAAAAAACTTTTCTGCTTTGCGGAATGACCAAGAGACGTATGTAGAACCTGAGTAGTTTGCCTCTCCGTTTGCATCTGACCCTAATGAAAAACCATTATTGTTGAATGCAGTTACTGAATTTGCATACGTGCTTTCTGCTGTATTTTCATTTGATGCTAGTCTCTTAGTTACGCCTCTAGCCGTATCGTATAAGTTATGGCTATATCCTGCATGTGGCCTGCCTTTAACCCAAACCAAGCCGCCTTCACCAGAAAGATCAAGGCCGTTTACAATATCCTGATTTGAACTTGTACCTTGATACAAAAACGTGGAAAACACATCATCAACGTAAACAGCACCACCACCAGCATTGCCAGCGGCGGCTTGTAATAGTTTAACGCCTACGCTCATCCCAGCGCCTGACCAGCGGTAAAGCCGTAGTAAGTCGTTCCGCCATCAATGGTGAAGAACACAAACACATCCACGCCGTTGTTTGTTGCAGTCAGGGTGGGCGCTGTAGCCGCAGGCCAATCAACACTTCCGGGCCATGTAATCGTTCTGGCACTGCTGTCTTGAATTACCTTCAAAACAAACGATGATGCCCTTCCTGCGGCGGCTGGGTTGCTAAAGGTATAGGTGACGTTTTCTGTTAGGTCATGCTCAAACAAGTTGCCGTCACGCAGATTGATAGTCGCCGCGTTAGAGCTAGAGGTGACGGTCGTGACCTCTTCGATTGTGCCGTTATCAAAGCTAACCACACCGTTTGCGTCTGCTGTTACTGCCTTGCTCGCTTGCGTTAGACCCAAGGTAGTAATGTCTAGATAGTTGATCTCTGCGGTAGTCGCAGTTACCCCATCCAGAATGTTTATTTCTGACGCTGTTGCAGTAACACCATCAAGGATGTTGATTTCAGAAGCTGTTGCAGTAATGCCGGGGAGCGAGCTTGTAAACGCCAGCTTGCCACTGCCGTCTGTTTTGAGAAGCTGACCGTCTGATCCGTCTGCATTCGGAAGCTCTAGGGTGTAGGTTGCGCTCGCACTATGCGGCGGGCCTTTTAAGGTAACGCCGTGACTGTTTGATTCGCAGTTAAACCGTATTGTCCCTGCATTGGTTGCACCCACCAGCTCAACAAAGCCCGTGCCGTTTGGCGTGAGCTGTACGTTGCCGTTGGTGTTGGTAGCCTTCATGGCGTTAGTGTCAAACTGAAGGTTCTCAATCGACACCACGCCGTTGGCGTCCTCAACCACCGCTTTATCGGCGGGAAACGCGCAAAATACAACCTTGCTTCCTGATGACAAGTTGACAGCAGAGCCGCTGTTAGAGCTTGCAAGCACGGTGGTTCTGGCGATTGTGTTACCACTGCTGACGTATGTTCCCAGCCCCACTTCAAATGCAGAGTTGTTGCTGTCTACAATCGCGTAGTAAGTGGTGTCACTGTCTGACAGAACAGAAGAAAACGTGACAAAGTTGCTGACCGCGCCGCCCAAGGCCACGTTGCCCGTGCCGGTGGTCGTTGTTGTTTCTTTTACTCTGTCCTTAATTATCAAGGCCATGCTTCAGCACCTATGGTTTTGTGGGCCAGTTGATTGACGTAGGAAAGTCCGTCTGTTGGGGGACATCCCTTAGAGCCTGACGATACGTGGTCATATCGGAAGACATGGTGACATCTGACGCACCAAAATAATCTGTTTCAGCAAGCAACATGTTGCGTTTTTCTCGCTCCTCTGCGGCAAGCCTGTCATTGGCTCCTGCCGCCCATGCTTCATCTTGAGCCTTGACTGCGGCCAAAAAGGCTTGGTCTTCATCATTGATTGGAACCAGACCGTCTGCCGTACATTTAAGATTAGTCATGGCTTAACCCTTGTTAATTCCGTACAAAGCTACTGTCCCGCTAAGGTTAGAACCCCCATCAATTCTCAAGCCCTGCAATCTGTTGGACGTTAAAGAATCGTTGTAGTAGGTGGCAGAACCCTGCGTAAAAGTGTTTGACCCACCTGAGTTTCTTTGGCCATTGAAGTCATAAGTAAGCAACGTATTGTCATGTACAGCATTGCTTGTTAAGGTAAAGAAAACGTGCATTAGTCCGGTAAACTCAGCTTCATTGCCTAAATCAATTTTGTTTTGGCTAGAACTGCTGTTATCGCTACTGGTTATAGCAGTCCCCCCCTGATCGGTTCTGATTAGCCTGCGGCTATATTTATTGTCTTCTCTGTATGAACCGTCAACCTTGTAATAAACTCGAAAGTCTCCATTACCGCTTGAATGGATCAGATTGTCTAAGAGAATCATGTAGGCAGAGAAATTATCCGTATCAAACTCCTCTATGTCTATGATGTCTGTCGCGCCTCCCGGCTCGTATTTTTGTATAAACGTATAGCCATCTACTTTAGTTGGCAGTTGAACCGCCAACTCCGTTGAAGACAGAGCTTTTCCAGCATAAACAGAGCCTGTTGTAGCAACAGCACCAAGGTTGGTTATAAAATAATTTGTCCCTGCGGATAAGCTAGATTGGGCATCATCAACAGACCCAATTATTTGAATGGTTGCCGTAGCACCATTGGAGTAAGCCGCGTCTGAAAATCCAACAAAGTTTGTTGCTGATAGGTTTGAAAACGCAATCTTGTGAGCAATGCTGGTGCCTCTGGTAGAATTACTGCCATCCCTGTAGGACACCAAAAATGCGCCAGTGTCTGGATCAAAAGAATTAGTTGACGCGGCTTCCGCTGAATTTGTACCTGAATCTAAAATAACAGGGCTACCGAGACTAAAACCTGTGCCGGATACTGTTGCGGGTATAAAAGTTAGTTTGTTGGAATCTCCTCCATCTCCATACGTTATACCTACTTTGTTAGCACCTGTATCAAGAGACACCCCTACTGACGCGGCGACGGCAGTACCGCTACCGTCAATTTCTGTAACACTGCCAAATGATATGCTAGTCCCACTAACGGTTCCGACAACCCCTTGGAAAGTTCCGTTTGACCTGATATACGCCCAAAAAACCTTGCCCGTGCTTGGGTCAAATACCGCACGGGAGCCGTTGCTGTTTATGTATGTATCACTGGTTGCCGTTACCACTGTACCAAAGCTGATACTAGTCCCAGAAACTGTCCCCACAACGCTTTCTGTTACACCACTACTCCCCTGATCTTTATAGCAAATGACTACCTTATTATTGGTGCTATCAAAAACGCTAGTTATAGAAGCGACCTCAGTAGCATTAAATTCTACTGGGGTGCCAAAGCTAATGGTCGTGCCAGAGACTGTCCCAACTGTTGAATAAGCCTTGCCATCTACACCGTTATAGTACGAAAGAACAACTTTGTTGCTGTTGCTATCAAATACAAGAGAGGGGAATTGAGTGCTAGTGCTATTAATTTCTAGCTCAGTTCCAAACGATATACTTGTCCCAGAGACAGTCCCTACTCTTGCGCGACCATCGTAACCAGAGCCAACATCTGTATAAACAACAACCACTTTGTTATTGCTGGAGTCAAAAGCAATGACGGCGTAATAGCTATTTGCGCTGGTAAGTGCTACGGGAGTTCCAAAGGTAACTGACGTACCGCTTATGGTGGCTACAACAGCCCAGATGTAATCACTTGGCCCCCTGTAAACAATAACCGTCTTGTCGTTACTGGAATCATACGCAGAAGCAAGCTGATAATCCGCGCTGTCTATCCCGCTGGATTCAAAGACGGCGTTAGAGCCTGTAGCTTCTGCTCTGCCAGCAACAGAGCTAACCGTTCCTGCGCTGTTCAGTATTACTGGATCACCATTGGCTATCGCGCCAGAGGCTGTTGCCGTAAAGCTGGGAGATGCGTTAATGGTGGTAAAGCTAAGATTGCCAGAACCGTCAGTCTTGAGTAGCTGATCGGCTGAACCATCCGCAGAAGGCAAAGTAAATGTGAGACTAGACCCCACGGTAGCGGGAGCCTGCAATGCAACGTACTGACCGCCAGAGGCGTCCTCCAAACGAAGGTCGCCCTGAGCAGGTATCGACACATTGCCAGAAGCGTCCCTATTGACAGATTTATCCGCAGGGTAGGTCAGGAACACATCTTTAGTTCCCGCACTAAAACTCACGGCATTGTTGCTGTTGGAACTAGCAAGAACCGTGGTGCGGGTTATCGTGTTGCCGCTACTTGCATAGGTGCCTAGACCAACCTCAAAAGCAAGGTTGCTGTCATCAATGATGGCGTAGTAAGTGGTATCCGCATCCGACAGGACAGACGAAAAGGTGCGGAAGTTGGGTTCTGCACCCCCGAGCGAAATCGCGCCTGTACCTGTCGATGTGGTGGTTTCTTTTACGCGATCAGCAACGACCAAAGCCATGATTATGCAATCCTGATGATGGCGTTAGAGGCATCCGGTGTGGGGAACACAATGGTAAAGTCACCGGCACTGGACGACTTGTCAGAACCAAAGTCCAACACTAGGACGGTGTCTGTAGTGCCAGAGCCGCCGCTAGTTGTCGTGTTGTATATAAGTGCTCCACGCGCCGTCAGTGTTGACGAGCCGAATGTGAGGTCGGCAAAGTCGGTCAGGGCTGTGGTTCCAGACAGAGTCGGGGTCACATTGGTAAGTGTCCCGCCACCTGCTGAGTAGCCTGTACCGCTGATCTCGTTCCCTGTGGTGTACGCTGTGGTAGACGCATCAAAAGAGGCGCTGTTGGTGTACATTGCCAGCTTAAACGTGTGACCACTGCTGTTTGTAAAGTTGTGAGCGCCAACAAGCAGTTCTTGCTTAAACGACGAACACATGAAGTTTCCGCTAAAAGCCATATCACATTCTCCTGATAAGTTCGGCTAAGTCTTTT